AGTTGCAGGAGAAAATAAACGGATCTTACCATCCCAGTACTTACTACGGTACTGTGGCATAAACTTAGCACCAGGAACATCAAATGTAAAAAGATCGGTCAACTCCTGATTAATATGTGGTTCTGCTTTTACAGTCACATATACTTCATTCTTTTTTCGTATACTAATATCAGTCACTGTATCCCCTAATAAATTGCTGCCATTCAATCGCATTCTTAACTTGATAAGTACGATTTCCAATAGTCTTTAGAATGCTATCCAAATAACTAATCATTACTTGGTAGTAATCTATTTTAGAGAGTTGCTTAATTAAATCCTCATCTGCGTCCATATATTTATCGACATCTTGCCTCAAAACCTTATGGTCAAAGGGTTTATCGATATAGACTTGTGGATCTGCTTTACCAGAATAGTATTGCCACTTTTCCTTTTTAAGTACTTTAAATTTATTCTCTTCCGATTTTTTAAGTAGTAGAACTCTATTGAGAATTCTATAATACTTTGCGTGTAATGCAGGTATATCAGTTGACACAGTATGTAAATTATCTGGGTCTAACTTTGAATCCGCATCCCATAACGACTGAATTTCATCAAGGTTCATAAAAAAACAAAAATTACATCACTTCTATATCATATATAGAATACTTAAAGGTAGCGTCGGCCACAACATAATCTATATCAGATGATGTTGCATCGAAGGTAATTGTAGATAGAGATACTGGGAATACATCCTTAAATTTAATCTTTGCAACTTCATTGAAGTTACTATTGTAGATAATTAAACTTGCATCGGAATATTCATTAAGTGGATTTCTAGCAGAAGGATCTGGACTGAACTCATCACTCTTTTTTAAATCAATAAACTCTTGAATACTTTCTGGATATCCAAGTCCTCTCAACCAATCATGAATCTGCATATAATTTTGTAGATTCTCATCAACAAAGAAACTCAAAGTAAAATCATCATAAGTTAATTTATCACCAGCAACAGGTATATCTTTCAAATAATTTGGTTGCAAAGCAAATCCTAGATTGATACCAGGAATTGATGCTTGATTTGAAAAGAAATCTGCTTTTGGTGCTTTAGTGATTACAAATTTAAACCCAACAGGAGACAAATAGTTCCTGTTTGAAAGTTGATTCGACCAAGGTGTTTTAGTCATTATTCCCCATATAGAACGCAGGTCTCCTGATATATTTAGATAAAAAAAAGACCCCTCGAAGAGGAGTCTTTATGATTAAAGGAATTATTTCCTTTTGTCTTACATGAGGTTTTGAACCTTAACACGTCTGTAGTAGCGGTTAGAGTTAACACGTAGTCTACCAAGACCTTGATCAGTACCTTCAGCAAATGGGTTTGCGACGATGCCGTAGCGAGTCTTAAATCCAATTTTTGGTTGGAAGGTGTCCTGACCAACTGCACGAACCATCTGAAGAGGAACGTATGGGCAGTAGAACAGTCCAGCGTCATAAGGTGAAGAACCTTTATATCCAACAACGTAATACTGGTCAGCAGCAACGTTTGCAGAATATGGGTCGATGTATACACGATACTTACCTTGAAGTACACCAGCAAATGTATTGCCTGTGTCATCAACATTAAGGTTAGCATTAAGTGCAGGAGTATAATCCAGAACACCTGCCATTGTTAGCGCAGAAGCAACGTCAGCAGAGCAAAGGATCATATTACCCTTTCCACGACGAGTTCTTTGTGCGATAGCGTTAGCATCTCTTTCGATCTGGAACAGAAGTCCTTTGAACTTCTCAACAGACCAACGACCATTACTGTCAACGTCTAAGTCGAATGTACCACCAGTAGCAGTGTTAGTAGCAGCACCCTGTTCAGCAATCTTATAGATCGTTCTGATAACTTCACGGTTGATTTCAGCAAGGATCTCTGTTGAGAGAATGTTTGCCAATTCCGCTTCAGCATTCAGACCGTGGATTGCCTTAAGGTCTTGAGCCAATTCTAAACTGTACTCTGCTTTCAACGCACGAGACTTCGCAGTCACGGTGACCTTCTCGATTGAGAATGCCATTTGGTTGAAATGGTTGGTTGAACCATCACCTAATGCTTCAGCATTGGCGTTGGTCATTGCCTGACCTACGTTATAACCTGTAGATGCAGCAGAACCAACTGGGTTTAGAGCAGATGGGTTAGTACCTGCTTGAGTAATAGTACCCAAACCAGCAGCAGCATCAGTTTGACCAGCAGTTAGACTGTCGGCACTGTTCTGACCTGCGAATGTTGTATCTGCTTCGTCGAAGAATGACTCTGTACCAGACTGGTTGGTATAACGTGATCTCATTGCGAAGATCAAACCAGTAGGTCCATTCATTGGTTGAACACCAGCAAGGTCATAAGCGACCAAGTTAGGCATAGAACGACGAATAAGACTGATTAGAACTGGATCGAAACCTGCTGTAGGTCCACCAGCTGCTGAGTCAGCACCAAAACCGCCTGTACCAGCTGAGTTAGTAGGTGATGCCTCATAGAGGAATTGCTTTTCCTCATTTTGAAATTTTTCTTGATTCTCTAAGAGAACTGCGGTAACCATTCTACGGTGTGCATCCTTAATTTCGGGAGCACTATCTGCATCTAGAAGGGGTTTCCACTTCTCTTGGAGTTGTTCAGCATTGAACATTTCCATTTGAAATTTACCTCGTAGTAAAAAGTGTTTAAGTGTATAAAACTATAATAAGAAATTACTTCTTAGCGACTCTCTGAAGTGTCGTTAGGTAAGTAGCCATACTGCCAGTTGTCTGAGCAGGTGACTCAGAACCTTCTGAAATTACTTCAGAATTGTCTCTTTGAGCACTAGGTGCTGCTGATGGGAAATAAGATTCTCTCAACGTTACTAGTTTCTCACGGTAATCGGTTTCACTATCAAACTCAACACTTTCAGCAAGTGAAGCAAGCTTCTCTTTCTGAGTAACTGCAAGACCTTCTGCAACGTCACTAAGGATTCCATCGGATGTAGATTCTGCTAGTCTCTTGTTCAGAGCAACATTCTTTTCAAGTTGCTCATTGAGTTTTCCTTCCATTTCATCAAGTTTATTTACCATGCTCTCAAGGACATCATATTTGTCTTCAGGGATAGTTACATAATGTTCTTCAAATAGGTTTTTCATTCCAGTAAGGAATGATTCAGTCATTTCGGTCTTAAGACCTTCTTCGACTGAAAGTTGATTCTCCTGTAACCACTCATCGGCTACATACTCAAGATATGAGTCAACTCTTTCAGTCAACTTAACCTTGGTAGAATCAATTTCTTCTTCTAGTGTTTTAGCATTTTGCTCTTCTAGGTCATTCTTAATTTCTGAGACCTTAGAGTTAATTGCTGCTTCAAAGATTGTCTTTGCTTTTGCTTGGAACTCTTCGGAAAGTTCTTCTCCAGCAAGAAGTGCTTCGACATCTTCGTCAACACTGAATTCTTCTTCTTTAGAATCTTCGGCAACAACTTCTTCGGTTGCTTCAGGTTCTTCAGTAATTGCATCTTCGACCTTTTTCTTAAGATCGTCTTCTGCATTAACAGGATCTTCGGAAACGATTTCTTGATCGTCCTTGACCTCTACTTCGTCACCAGAATTTAAACTTGTTCCTGGTTGAACGTCTCCAGACTTAACGCCAGATTTTGCACCTTTATTGACGACATCCTTAACTTGTTTAAGGGATACGCCAGGTGTCTTTAATTTTGCTGAGTCGTCATCGACTTTGTAATTTTCTGGAGTAGGGCCGCCTAAGTCTTCGATCTGTGCGCCAGATGGCTTAACCAATGGTTCAGCTGGTTTAGCATTGGCAGTTACAGCGTTTTCTTTAACGTCTACTTCCATGTCTTGTAATTTTGTGCCACTGGACATTTTAGAACTCTCCGTTACCTGTTAGTGTAATTTTACTATATTTATTTATAATTTAAAGATTTATCAAAAAATCATTGAACAATTGGAGTTTGTGCTCCTCAAGTCTTTTTTGATCAACTAATGTGTTTATTCTCCTTTTTGTTTGAGATGCGAGTTGCTCACGAAGAGTTCCTCCTTCCCAAACCCATTCCTTTCCTTCCATAATTCCATTCACAAATGCGTCTGGAGCAGAAGGATCGGCAACGATATCAGCAGCAGTTGCTAACTGAAAATCTTCACCAACATATTTAACACCTTGTGACTCTCTAAGTGATCCAACACCACGAGATGAAACACCAAGTGTAACTCCCTCATCAATTAATGATGAAGCAATCTTACCCATAGGTGTCGAAAGCAATTGTGCTTTACCTTTAAAATTATTACCTTCTCTGACGAGAGATGTAATTTTATGGGAAACTCTATCAAGATTTACAGTTGGACCGTCAGGGTGACCAAGTTCTCCCAAAGCACGTCCTTTTTGAACAAATGCTTCATTATATCGGTCAACCTCTTTCGCAAGAGTATCAACTGGATATATTCTACCATTACGATTTTTGAGATCTCCTTGTAGAAAAACTCCTTCAATATAAAGTTTCTTTTTAGCACCTTTTCCTTCGGTGATAAACTTAACGGTTGAGATTTCTTCTGTAATCAGTTTCATTTTTTCTATTGAGAATAACCTACTTTGCATCCTTTAACTGCAGCATTTGCTGCATATATTGCATGTGCTGATTGTTTTTCAACATGCTCAACTGATCCACCTACTAAAGTAAATGATCCGATTGTTGTCGATCCACCTACTTCATCAATAACAGTTACTAACCTATTGGTAGTACTATCATTGACTAGACGAACGACAGTTGCATTTCCAAAAGTGGAAGCACCTGCAGCATTAGTGCCACATGCAGCTTCTGCACCTTTTATAAGACTCCTAATCGCCATTTGATTCCCCTTCTTGGTCTACTTCAGTTTCACTTTCAACTTCTGATTGGTCACCAAACATAGATGCACCAACACTTGGTTTTGATGCGTCTACCTTTTCTGCACTCTTAGCATACAA